TGAGCAACTTAAGCCTCGTATTCACTTTATCGGAATTAAACAATGATAGTCACAGCTCCAATACCAGTATTTGGCAGATTTCCTCTTGTCAGATTAACTATCTCAAGATTGAAGAGGCAAGGTGTCACTCCTATTGTTTTAGGTCATGAGAGAGAGGCTCAAGAGATAGCTAAGGAGTTTGATGTTGAGTTCATATCCATTGACAATGATCCTCTTGGCTACAAATGGAACAAAGGATTCCAAGCATCAAAGAATTACAATGCTGATGCTGTCATCTTCATGGGGTCATCTGATTGGTGCAGTGACCAATACATTGAGAGATGCAAGGAACACAGCAATAACTTTGGAATGATTGGGATGCTTGGCTGTCACTTTGCTGATGTATCTGACCACATAAGACTGGTCCATTGGAAAGGATACAAGGATCACATGAGACACAATGAGCCAATAGGCATTGGAAGGTTTCTAAACAGACAATTCCTTGAGACTATCAACTGGACTCCATTCAATCCTCAACTGAGTTCAGGACTTGACTGGTCCATGTGGCTGAAGGCAATCAAATCAAATCAAGATATTGGCATCATGGAATGTGACAACTCAGTGCAACTCCTATCCATCTCAACGAATAAATGGAATAACAAGCATAAGTTCACTGATCACTGGAGTGGAGCTCTTAAGTCACAGAGATGTGATGTGGCATTGCTTGAGAAAGATTTCAACGAACTTAAACAACTATTATAATGCAAGCACATATCTCAGAATCTCTTGCTGGTCTTGACAAAGGACTCATTCAAAAATACAACTTAACCCCATACGAGGTTGCAACATGGGACACAGTATTCATGGGCATGTATAGACAGGAGGACCTTGAGACATTGGCAACACATCTGGGAGCCAGCACAATTGTTTGGTTTGGCTCAGATGCCAAGGATCTGCCAGAGGATTGGATTAAGTTCATGCAAGACTCTGTCAACATAGCTGTGAGTCAACAAGTGCTGGAGACTCTTGCATCCAAAGGTATTGAGGCAGTATGGTGTCCAATCAATGCAGTCATTCCTCATGAATGGCCAGTTGTTCCAAATGGTGACAAGATATTCTGGTATTCTGGCAATGCTCCAGAGTATTATGGTGAGTCACTTATCAACGAAATAAAAGAAAGAATCAACATTCCAATCATCAGAGCTGGTCATGATACATTCACCAAAGAGCAACTTGTGGATGTATATTCTAAATGCTTTCTCAATCTGAGGTTGACTCCACATGATGGCTGTCCAAATACCAACATTGAAATGGGACTCATGGGCAGAAGGTCAATATACAATGGTGATCTTCCAGCTTCAATTCCTTGGCAATCAGTGGATGACATATGTCAATCAATAAGGATTGAATATCTATCCAGGAATGTTGAGAATGCTTATATTAGTAAAATTTATCATAACTTTGTTAACTATGAAAGAATGTCCACGCTGTTTATTTGATGAGACCATTGCCAAGATAGGTGAGAGTCAATGCGAATATTGTGATCTCCATGATCAATTGGAGCTCCAAGCCAATCCTCATGAACTTAAGCATCTCATCAGAGAGATAAGAGCCAAAGGTCAAGATAAAACCTATGACTGCATCATGGGTATCTCTGGAGGTATTGACTCATCAACACTACTTTATACAGCTGTGAAGTATTGGAACTTAAAGCCATTGGTCATTCACTTTGACAATCATTGGAATGCTCCAGAAGCTGTTCACAATATGACTCAGTTGGTCAAGCTCTTAGGTGTTGACTCAATCACATACACTGTAAACAAGGAGGAGTATGATAGACTTAATGATGCATTCCTTTGGGCAGGCACACCAGATGCTGATATACCAAACGACATAGCAATGACAAAGCTGATGTATGACACAGCATTCAAATACAACATCAAATACATTCTAAATGGTCATGATTTCAGGACAGAAGGCTCAACACCAAAGGGATGGACATACATGGATGCAAAGTATATCCAATCAGTTTACAACAAGTATTCTGGACTCAGACTCCAGAACTATCCTCTCTTCACATTCAAGGATCAACTATTCTATGCTGCAATGGGTATCAAGAATGTGAGACCATTTCACTATGGATTTGACAGAGACACAATGGAGGCTGAGATGAAGAGACTTATCAACTGGCAAGATTACGGAGGTAAGCATTGTGAGAATGTTTACACTGAATTCGTGGGCTCATTCCTTCTGCCTGAGAAGTTTGACATTGACAAAAGGATTGTTTACTTAGCTGCTCAAGTGAGAAGTGGTAAGCTCACCAAGGAGCAAGCCAGAGAGAAGTTCAACATCAAGTCAGAGTTTGACATCACCAAACTTGGCTCAAGTGCTGAGAGGATGCTAAGACTGGTGAACATCAGAAAGAGAGACAGGTCAGAATTTGACAGATATGACTTTAAGAAATACAAGCATCTTATCTGGATCCTGGTGAAGTTGAAAGTGGTGCCATATACTTTTTATGTTAAGTATTGTAATTAATCGAACAATAATATATAGTAATAAAACTGACTAATGTATTGATATATTGGTTAGGATAAATCATGTCCAATTATGGCGTATACTCCAGAACAAGTTGATAAGTTAGAAGAACTGGCATGGATATATGTCCAGGAATGCTTGAACAATACAAAGTCAACAATATCTCCAAGAGGGGATGTTATTCAGATTCCAGATAGACATATTCCAACAATTGACTTTTTTCTCAATATATGGATTCCTTTGAGAGAGGGTATGAACTTAATACATAGGAGAACTTGGTATGATTGGCTGAGAGAGAATAAAGAGAAATCACACACTATTAAAAACATCGAGGGGGAGTTTGTTGCTCTTGGAAAGGACATTGTGGCCAATGAAGGCAAGGGGATATTCTATGCCAAGAATAAATTCGGCATGCATGATCGCCAACAAGTTGAGACCAAGAATGTAGACAAGTTCGATTTTGAATGAGTACAGTCAAAGGGTACAAGCCACATGACAAACAGAGAGAGATTCATGATGCCATCAACCATGGCCATGAGAAGTATTATGCTCTCAACATTGGAAGGCAGTTTGGCAAGACATTGCTTGGCATCAACCAATTGTTGTGGTGGGCCATCAATGATAAAGGTTGCCGCATAGCTTGGGTGACTCCAGTATATAAGCAAGGCAAGAAAGTTTTTGCTGATCTTGAGAGAGCAGTTGCTAAGAGTGGGCTCTTCACTTTCAATAGATCAGATTTATTAGTCAATGGCTTTGGCTCCACAATTGAATTCTTTTCTGGTGAGAGACCAGACAACATCCGAGGTAATACATTTGATTATATGGTTGTGGATGAGATGGCCTTCACAAGACCAGAGCTGTGGGATGAGGTCTTGAGTGCAACAGTCTTGGTCAAAGGAAAGAAGGTTATTTTTATCTCAACACCAAAAGGCAAGAATCATTTCCATAGGTTATGCATGCAGCCTAACTATGATGATAGATATGCTTACTTTCATTTCTCATCCTATGACAATCCTATGATTGATCCAAGAGAATTGGATGAAAGGAAGAGGTCATTGCCTGACCATGTATTCAGACAGGAGTACTTAGCTGAGTTCATTGACAATGCCAGTGGTATCTTCAAGAATGTTCATGAGTGCATTGGCACAGGAGCCAAGACTCCGAAGATGTTTGCTGGTCTGGACATTGGTCGAGCTGATGACTACACTGTGCTTAGTATCATCAACCAAGATGGACAGATGGTCACAGCTCACAGATGGAGGCATGATGAATGGACCAGGATTATTGACAAGGTAGCTGAGTTGATTAAGCAATACAATGCTGTGACATTGGTTGAGGTCAACAATCAAGGTGATGTGTTCTTTGAGATGCTCCAGTCAAGATGCCGTAACTTGATACATCCATTTGTGACAAGCTCCAAAACAAAGCCAATCATCATTGAGGACTTGGCTGTTGCATTTGAACAGAAAGCTATCTCAATTATCAATGAGCAATGGTTGTTGGATGAGCTTGATAATTTTTCCTATATTTACAATCCGAATACCAGGAACGTGAGTTATTCTGCACCAGCTGGATTGCATGATGATGGAGTCATCTCAACTGCATTGGCTTGGAACAGCAGAAAGGAATTCACGAATAAAGGAAGATACATGGCTTTGAGAGTATGAAACAACTTGACATAAAACTACCAACAAGCATAAGTGCATGCACACCAGACCAGATGACCAGATGGCTCATGATGGCTGAGGCAATGAAGGCACATAAGGAGGATGACATCACACAGCTGTTAATCTTCCAATGTCAATTGCTCAGTCTATTCAGTGGTGAGTCAATCAACAAGATAAAGAGAGCAGATATACAATCCATCCAAGTGGCAGCCAATCACATGCTGCAACTATTGGTGACTTATAAGTATCAAGAGCCTAAGCCAGAGATTAGTATCAATGGCAAGACATATTGCTTTGAGAAAAACTTTGCTCATGTGTCAACTGGTCAGATCATTGACCTGAAGCTTATTGAGGACATCAGCCAGGATCCATGTCAAGCCTTGGCAATCATGTATGTTGAGAAGGGGATGGAGTATTGCCAAGAGGATGACAGAGGAAGAGTGCTCAATCCTAATGACAACAGATACAAGGAATTCAAAGAGCATTTCCCTGGTGATGAGTTCTTAAATTTCTTCAGTTTTTTTTTGGACTTATCTCACAAGCGGAAGCTCGCTATATTAGGGATACAGATGGCGAG